TTAGCTTTACCGCTATCCATAGAAGGAGTAGTACCCGCAACATCAATACCAACAGTAGTATCGGCAGCTAAAGGAGCAGCCCACGTACCATTAATAGCATCCTGTACATAAGTACCTACAGCGCCAGTGGTATTGTCAAAGTCAATACCGTTAGTAGCTTCTGAAGTGCTTGTACCGACAGAGATGTCGTTATCTGCGTTGCCCATTGTAATTGTTTCTGTGATTTCCATAGTAACGCCAATTACTACAGACCCCGCAAGCAATGTACCAGAAGAAGCTACAGCAACTGCACCTCCTGCAAATTCATCACCATTAAGGTAAATCACTAACGAATGTTCAGTACCACTGCCATGCACATGACCACCACTAAGGATGATAGAGTCTTGCACACCGCGAGTACCATATTGATTATACGAAGTTCCACTTGCTAGTGGGAACGCATTGTTTTCATAACCCATTATATATTCTCCTTACGCTGTTGCAGTAGCTGATGTAACAACTACAAGTAATGTATCTAGACGTTGTACGCCCATGCCAAAACGAGCAGTAGTATCAAACTCATCACGCTTCTTAGAACGATCACGACCAGTCTCTACTCGTGGAGGCTGTCTCCAAGCTACCATGCCCGGCTTGACTTGATCATCACCAACACACATAAAGATGTTAGCAATACCTGAGGTAGAAGCAGAGCTTGAACCATCAGCTAATGTTAAAGTCTCAGCCGTAACTGTAGGTAGACGATTAGAAGTCCAGATAGACCAACCATAGATTTCAGTTACGAACTGGTGTTCCTTATGGAAACCATCCTTAACAAGAGACTGCGTAATACTTGAAGCAGCATCTAGATTAGCGGTTAGCTGGGCACGTTTTGCAAAAGCTGCTGCTGATACTGGATCAACAATAGCCATACGACCACCTACCGGAGCATTAGCCTTATCAAAAGATAGACGTGCATCAATCAAATCAGCCTCAGAAAGAGTCTGATTAGTACCCGCTGCGCGGAATCTATGACTAAAGCCATTGATCAAGTTACGATCAGATGCTGTTTGACCTGCATTTACAACAGTTAAGAAACGAGTTTCAAAGTGCTCTTGAATTGCGCGAGTTGCTTCTGCACCACGAGCTGCATGTAATGCCTCTAGCTGTGCACTGTCTTGACGTAGAATATCAGTAATATACCACGCATCACCGACATAATCAGTAATCTGTAGTTGCACTGTACCAGTGTCAATTGGGTTGTAAGTTAAATCTTCGTTCTCAGTAATTTCCTGAATGGTTGTACTACCGATAGTTTTAATATCAATAGTTGTACCGGAACCAAAATCTGATACGTTACGATAAAGGTTAGTTGGAAGTAACCCATCGTGCAGATTCATCAAGATGAAATCTGAGTACTGCTGTGCCTCGATAAACGCGGCGGTATTGCCAACTGTTTGTGACATTATTTATTCCTCTGTATTAATTATGTTTTAGGAGCTGCTGCTCGCCAAGATTCTACCAATGGATCTCGTTGTCCAAACAACTTAGCTTTGGCTTCATCTAAACGATTAGGCTCCCCACTAGTGTTGGGTAACGAGGCAGTGTTGATGCCCGGGAGGGTAGGAGGGGCGTTATTGCTAGAGCCTGTATTAAAATATGATAATACGGCCTTTGGTGATTTTTGTGCTAAGCTGCGCATGAAGTCAAAACCAACTCCTAGCTCTTCAGCTTTAGCTTTAATCATAGCTGTTGCCTTATCTCTATCTCCAAACTTCTTCACTAATCCGTCTGTAACTGCTGCTTCATTAGCATTTGCTAATGCTGCCGCTTCCTTTTGTGTAAGTGCGGAATTTAACAACTCCATCACTTGAGCCTCGCTCAAACTATTTACAGAGGGTTGTTCTGTATTCGTTTGTGTAGTCGAGTTAATACGGTCTAACACTTGCTCCATGCCTTGCCTCTTATTTAGCTCTTCTTGCAGTTCAGCATTCTTACGGGTTAAATCCGATATGTGCGTCTGTGCATGAGGGATACTATTAAGGGCTGTGTTTACATCCCCGTATTTTTGACGACCATCTTCTGTTGTAATTCCTTTAAGCAGGTCTGCATAAGGATTAGCAGGGGCGGTCTGGGTGACATTAGTCTCCTCACCTTGTGGAGCTGCCTGCGCTTGTGGCGCAGATGTTGCTGCTGTAGATTCTTCTTGGGTTGCAAAAAGGTTATCTGACATATTCAATTCCTATTGTATTAGTTTAATTATTTCTTCTAAGGTACGTTGACGAGAAAGCTCATCCACATAATACTCAGTTAGATTTGTAATGCTGCCATTTCTAGCTACATCTCTCATTTCTTTTAAACTCTTTGCTACTTCTTGCTCTAGTAATAATACAAACCTCTCTCTAAGGAGAGTGGCTTGCATATAATCTTTCTTTAACTGCTTAATCTCTTCTTCACTAAGCCCTCTTGTCCAGCGTGCTAACATTACTCGCCCTCTACTGGAGTGATTGCCTCAGTCTCTAGATTCTCTTGTCCTGCATTCATAAGTCTCTGGCTGTCTAGCTTGTCCATCATACCTGCATTATCCCCATAGATATCAAATCTACTTAGCTGTAACAAGTCTTCTGTAAGTCTAGCTAGAGCTTTATCACTTATATGTGGCTCTATCTTAGCCCACACTGCGGAGTTGGCTAAGCCTGTTAGGTTTTGCATTAGCTGTGCTTGCTGGGCAAAGTGTCTAGCCCCTACAGGGCGTAGCTTGCCTTTAGCTGTTATGTCTTCTTTCGTTATAGACATAAACTCTGGCACACCAAAGTCATCATCTAAAGTACGAATAACATCAGCTACCTGCATATTCCTAACTGAAACCTCTAACATGTTATTTAAGGACGGTTCTAACAACTCAGTTTCAAACTGTGTAACCTTCTCTTGGAAGATACGTCCTGCTGCATTAGCTAGCTCACTAACCTCATGTGCTGTCTTCTCTCCCGGAGTACGAATACCCATAGCCTGCTTAGGAGCGCCAGCCATCTCTTCCATCATTTGCATTAGGAAAGCTATCTCTTGTTCCATAGCTGCTATATTACTGCCAGTGAATAGAGGTTTTACATCACCATCCACTTCCATCTGGAACTGAGCAAAAGGAGCCCATTCAGGCTCATTCTGTATCTCTCCTCTAACTAAGAGAGGAGGCATTATAAGGAGGTCACGAGCATCTGCTGTGGCGTTCTGGAGATGATCTAGCCTGTATTGCATACCAACTAAATTATCTAATGGCCCCATAGCATATAGATTGTCTGGACGTTTACGCCAGCCAGTCATTACTTTATACCCATTACGTTTCCAAGCAGGAAACTTCTCTTGTCTTAGTATTGTAGTACGATCAATAACTGTTATGATGTAATCATCTAACAGCTCACCAGTCTTAGGGTCGTGCATAGTGCCTTCAAATTCTAACACTTCTACAAAACCACTACCTAGATATGTGTAGTAATCACCAAACCCATCTACAGAAAAAGCAGCCGACTTTTTAAAATCATCTCTACTCCAAGAAGATAAATGAGCACGAGCATCTTCGGCTCGTTTAATAGCTTCTTTAATATAATCTTCTTGTAAATCTTTATAGGCAAGCTTCAATTCACCGAAGCGTTTAAGGCTTCTAGTAATCTTCCAGCTAGATTCAAAGGTATCTGCTGTAGGATCAAATATAACGTCTAAGGGAGAAAACCTAATTAAGCGTGGGCCAACATAGCCTGCAATTGTTTCCCCTGTCTCTGGATCTTCTTTAGTTTCATTAACCCATACAACATCAGGAATTGCAATACCATAATCTATGTAGTCGTAGACAAGTCTAGATACGGTAGCCCGCATATTGTCTTCTCTAGTCTTGTTAGACATATATGCTTGTATAGCTTCTTTCTTTTCTTTTGTTTCATCATCAGCACTATACCCTTCCCACTTCATCCAATTATCATTTGGGAAAAGCGCAGAGATATAATTAGCATGAAGATTATCGCGTACTTGACATATCTTAGGTAGTGTTGTGGAATTTTTCCACGGCAATACGTTGTTACTAGTCTTTGATGTGTCTGTTGCGAAGATGTAGTTTCGCAATTCTTGCTTTTCTTCTTCCCACGAAGATCTTTGGCCTTTTTTCTCATCCCACTGCTCGACGATAAACTTTGCCCGTGTATCTGTATCTAATACTCTAGTAGCTTCTAATGTACTCATTAATATCTTATCCCACCAAATCTTGAATGAAACAACTGTCCGTTTGTAGCAGCCCCTTCATTTGAATATTTCTTTTTAGGCGACTTAGCTATTTCAACTACTGCTGCAAGACAATCTTTAATGTCGTCATGCTTTGGCCTAGCCATAAGCAATTCTTCTTCTAACATTGGTATATAGCCACCCTTATAATGCCACACCTGCAAATTGTCATAACGAGGCTCCAGTGCTGCGGCAATCCTTTCTTCTTTACTACCTTGGTGTCTGTTAGGACGATTGGGGTCAATCTTAATAAGGCTACCAGTTTCTTTGAATCTGTCCTTCAAGTCTCTTACTATGACATGCTGTGCTGCTGTTACTTCTGCCCGTAATATACGAAACTCCCATTTCTGGTGCATACGTTCTACTCGGTCATAATAGTCATTGATCTTATCAGTTTTGAATCTATCTATGTCTAACACATATATATTGTTAGCACTATCAACACCAATAACAACTATAGCGGAGTAATCCGCTTTCATATTCAAACTGAATGCAAAGTCTATTGCTGCGAATATGTTTAGCTTCTCTTCTTTGAAATACCACTTACCGTAGCTTAACGATAGATGTTGCTTGTCATAATATTGAAAACGCGTAGAATCAAGTCTAGCACTCTCTGGATCATTTGGATCATTATAATACTGGGCGTAGAATTGAGTACGATCCGAATACATTGCTGAAATGCGAGCAAGCTCTTGCCTATTAAAACCAAACATCTTTCCATCAGCTCTAGCTGTACGAGGCCATATAAAGCGTCCGTCTGTTTCAACAACTTCTTCTTTAATATCCCAGATAGGTTCTTCACCTGCCAGCTCCTCCCCATCGTAGATGGGCACCATCTGTTCTTTCCATGTAGCATATTGATCTGCTGGATGGTAGCGAGTACCACAAGCTTTAACAATACCACCTGTATTCAAAATAGATGCCATCTGTGACATGGCAGCAGAACACTTACGTCTGCCTTCTTCTGTATATGCGTTGTCTGGAACAACAACGTCATCTGCTACAACTACTTCTGCATGTAAGCCTGTAGTGTTTGTACTAATGCCTGCGGCGTATACAGTGAAATCTCGTATACCCTCTTCTCTACGCTTAGGATGATCTACAGAGATAGCACCTGTTGTCCACTTCTCTCTCTTACCTTCTTCTTCATTAACCATTTCAGGCCAATACCGTTGGTATATAGGAGATGTAAGAGTGTTCTTAATAGCGTATAGCTGAGCTTCTGCAAGAGTAGTGGTTGCTGATACGTACAGAATAGAAGTATCAGGATGTAAGGTAATCCACCAACACACCCACACTTCAATCATGTGGCTCTTCATGTGTGCTCTTGGGAGCAACAGGAGTTGATTAGGACATGTAGCTTTTTGCATCCAATCAAAACCAGACTTATGGATTTCTCCATATTCTCTTTCAGGATGTACAAGTCTTGCAAAAGACCAGAGATCGCTCTCTGCTAATTCCCTAATTTCTTGTATTTGACTTTGCTGCATGTACTTCCTTATGCCCTATAATGGGGGCCTATTACATTCTCTTTAATAAAAGGAACTAACCAGTCTATTCCCGTATTAGTTATATAGCCATCTATAACCGCCTTCTCTATATCAAAAGATATATAAAACATGGTGTTGTCTATAGCTCTAATATACCACCTATCTGTTCCATCTGAAGAGTAAGTAATCTCTTTTATCTTAGCAGGTGTTAGATCTGATAAATTCAAAATTCTTCCTCAATAAAAATAGGTAGGCTGTCTTCTATACGACCAGGACGCCCATAATTTCAGGGATTTACACCACCACTTACCAGACTCTGCTACGACCTAAAAATGGTGTCCCCGGCTGGGATCGAACCAGCAAAACCTAGTTTCTAAAACTAGTATGTATACCTTATTCCATCACAGGGACTTAATTGGTCAGGGGTGTGGGTTTCGAACCCACTATTACAAGGATCACAACCTTGCCTCTCATCCACGTCGAGCTACCCCTATTAAATTTGGTCTGGATGAAAGGATTTGAACCTTTGACAACTCCCTTCCAAAGGGAGTACTCTGACCAAGCTGAGCTACATCCAGATAATAAAATAGCGTTTAACGCTTCATTCTTTCTAAATCAAAGGAGACTACATCTCCCTGAGTTTTACTTTGTTTAGTTCTCTTAGGCTTCCCTACGGGAGCCTTCTTAAGATAATCTTTATCTGCAAGGTATTTAAGGGTTGCCTGAGAGGCGCTGCCCTCAGCAACTTGATCTAACATTGTTTGCAAACTCTTACCACTTAGCTTAGCGTTAAGCTCTTCAACCATCTTTGCATAATACTCTTTAAAGAATGGTCTTCCTTTAATAACCAGCCAATGCTGGTATCCATCAAAATATGTATTAGCAAAATTCCATTCTGCAATGTCTTCCATCTCTACATACAACTTGTGTATACTTTGATAGAATTTCCCATTGGAACGCTTGTCCCAAGGCTGCAATGAATACAAGGCATTCTCATTAGGTTGTGAAGATTCAAGGAACAGTCCTTCTGTTAGCCACTTGTGGCCAGAGCCCTTGAACTTATTCTTTTTCTCTTCAGACATCTTGTTTCCTTTGTGAGCAGAACAATCTTCTCTCTGCAAGAGAGTGGGAGGGATGTATTAAACACAGACTGTTGTCTTCTCCTTCAAGGAGTATATATGTGTTTAATACAGGGAAGGGAATTAAATAATATTCTCTTCAAAGCGTAAGCCCTCAAGGCTGAAGCTTTTCTCTTAAATCCCTTATTCTATACAAATCCTTTTAAGAGGATTTGTTTATGTAGTTGTTACTGAATGACTAATCCAGAGATTAGTTATGAAGTTATAACTACGCTAACTACTAAGGTAGTTAGCTTATATATCTTTATATATACATTATAACATACTTTTATTAAAATGACTAGTCTTTGTTACAAATTGCTACAAATATATTTATATCTGTATGTTTAATATACAGTCCCCCCGAATAAAACAGCATACTGCTCAGCTCTCATAATGCAGGCGCAACGTAGTTGCTGGCGAATGCTCCGTGTTTTCAAACACGTAGAATTTCCTGAGAAATTTATTAGTTGTAATGCACTACTATAACTGACCCCCTTCCCCCCTGCATACCCTTCATCACATGTGTACACATGCATATAATTGCATACTGTTTATCCTGCCACTGTATATCCACACAGTATTGCAATGATAGCTTGTATATGTTAGGAGCAGCTTTTATATATTGTTGTCAGACAACTATCTACTATCCCCCACTAATTCTATCCCCCTATATATTAGTATTATCAATAGCTTGCATTATATATCTATATATAGTAGGCCATTACATAATGCTGTTCATATATACAGCTATTACACTAGATGCAATAGGAGCTAATATAAGCCTGTTTAAGGGCTTTTAATGCTTAGTCTAGCCTTAGTATGGATATATATTTATAATGCCATGCTCATTACTTGGCATGGCTATTGCTAGCAAATATAGTGCTTG